CTCAATGGGCAATCCATCCACCATTAACAAAGCCTGGTTCCAAGAACAGCTCGCGCGCATTGGCATGTCGCAACGCCAGCTCGCCAAGCGCATCAACTTGGACCCCGCGGCTGTGTCCTACATGTTCGCCGGCAAGCGGGGCATGTCCATGGACGAAGCCAAGGCTATTGCCGGTGAGCTGCTCTTGCCCGTCACGGAGGTCATGCGCCAGGCCGGCATCGAGGTCTTAGACGACGTGCGCAAGGTCCCAATCGCCGGCTACATCGGCCCAGGCTCCATCGTCACCCTCCTGCCCAAAGGCACCCACGACACCGCCATGGCCCCGCCTGACGTGCCTTCGGGCTCGTTTGCCATCCAGGTGCGCATGGTCCAGACCACCTTCGACGGCTGGTTATACTTCGTCTCAGGCGTGCAAGAACCCCCAGACCAAGCCATGGACCGGCTCTGTTTAGTCGCAGTTGAAGATGGCCGGCTGCTGCAAGGCATCGTGCGCCGTGGCTACAAACGCGATCTGTACAACCTGGTGCTCTCCCCCGATGGCGGCGCCGTGCTGGAAAACCAAAAGATCGCCTGGTCCGCACGGGTTCTGTGGATTCAGCCGCTGTAATAGATTGATAATTGGTGAATATTTTTCACGTATTCTTTTCTTTTGGGTGTTGAGCTTTTCTCAACGGTGAGGCAGAATCTCAATCACTGGCACCGCGCCAGCAACTGAAACTCAACTGGAGAACTGAACATGAAACGAATCGCCAGCGCGTCTTACTTCAAGAAGCACCCCGGTCTGATCATTGGCATCTATCGCGCCGACAAAAACGACTACCGCGTAATCGTCGAAGGCCGTGGTGAATATGCCCGTGCTACTCAGCTCGGCATCGCAAGCCAAAAAGCCAGCTACCTGGGCGCGCTGGATTCGGAAAACCTGGCCTACGAGCTCAACAAAATTGCCGCCTAACCTGGAGAACACACTATGTCACTCGCACTCGCAACCCGAACCAACGTCACCATCGAAGAACTAGTCGATCAATTTATCGGCGCCAAAGCAGCTGAGACTGCTGCGACCAAGCAGCGCGTCGCCATTGAAGAGCAAATGATCGCGCTGCTCGGTAAGCGCGACGAAGGATCCGATACACACGAGCTGACCAACGGATTCAAGGTCACTATCACCGGCAAGCAGACCTACAGCGCCGACATGGAACAGCTGCGCGCGATCTGCGCAAAGCTGCCCGAGGATATGCGCCCGATTAAAACCAAGGTCGAGCTCGATCAGACCGGCGCCAAGTATCTGCGCGCCAATGAGCCCGCCATTTGGGCCCAGCTCGCACAAGCCATCACTGTCAAACCTGCCAAGACCGCTGTCGAGGTGAAAGCATGAACGCCGTGGCCGACCTGTATGAAGCAACCGAGTTTGAAGACATGCTCCACAGCGCTGAATCCAACGCTGCCAACGCCTGGGAACAAGACTTTGTTTCCGGCGTGCGTGAGAAGTGGCTGCTGTACGGTCGCCGCATGTTCCTCTCCGACAAGCAAGACGAAATCTTGAAGCGAATTGCTAGCGATGAAAGTTAACCTGCTCACCGTTGCGTACGTCCTAGTCTACACCGCCGCCTTCATTGTCGGCTTGATGGATCTGCTGGTATGGCGCCCATAACCCTAACTGAAAGCAAACCATGGCATTCAATCTGAACTCAATCAAACGCTCAACTGGTATCAAGGCGCCACGCGTCATGATCTACGGCCCGCACGGCTTGGGTAAAACCACCTTCGGCGCCGGCGCACCTGCACCGATTTTCATCCTGACCGAAGACGGCCTGGGCCGCCTCGAGGTTGATCATTTCCCCTTGGCCGCGTCTTATGACGATGTGGTTGGTGCGATATCCACACTATATAGCGATGATCACACCTTCGGCACGGTCGTGATCGACTCGCTCGACTGGCTCGACAACCTGATCTGGCAAGACATCAACGCCAAGCACGACGCCAAGGACCTGGCTTACGGCAAGGGCGCCGTGATCGCGGCGGACTACTGGCGCGCAATCCTCGAGGGCTTGTCCGCACTGCGTGACGAAAAGGGCATGGCCATCGTGCTGATCGCCCACGCTGAGATCAAGCGCTTCGACTCACCCGAAGTCGAACCCTTCGAGCGCTACCAGCCCAAGCTCCAGGCACGCAGCTCCGCCCTGATCCAAGAGTGGTGCGACGCCGTGCTGTTCTGCAATTACAAGACCATCGTCAAGAAAGAAGACGTGGGCTTTAACCGCGAGGTCAACCGCGGCATCACCACCGGCGAGCGCCTGCTGCACGCCAACGAGAAGCCGGCGTATCTCGCTAAGAACCGCTACTCGCTACCTGATTCACTCCCACTGTCGTGGGAGAGTTTTGCAACCGCAATCGCCAACTAAGGAGAACTGAACCATGGCACAACTGAACTTTGATGCAAACAACGTCGAGCCGTCCGAGAGCTTTGATGTCCTGCCGAAAGGCAAGTACCTGGCAATGGCCGTGGCCAGCCAGATCAAGCCCACCAAGTCTGGCACGGGTGAGTACTTGGAGATCACCTTCGAGGTGCTCGATGGCCAGGGCAAGGGTCGCAAGATCTGGGAGCGATTGAACATTCGCAACTCGAACAAGAAGGCCGAAGAGATTAGCCAGCGCCAGCTCTCGGCCCTGTGCCGCGCAGTCGGCGTGCTGAACCTGCAAGACAGCGATCAGCTGCACAACATCCCCGTGGTGCTCGAGGTCGATGTCGAAGAGCGCGAAGGCTACAGCGCGCAGAACCGCGTCAAAGGCTACAGCGGATCCGGCAACACCGCACCAGTCGCCAGCTCCCCTGCCCTGCGTGCGGCATCAGCACCGCCAGCAGCCCCGGCTGCCGCTCCAGCAGCACCCGTCTGGAAGCGCAAAGCCACGGCGTAATTGATTACGGGGGAAAGCGGATTCCGTAGAGCGCCAGATCGCACCACTGGCACAGAGAAAGCTGCGGTGTAGCGAGTACCCCACCCAACTGAAAGCTGAACATGAAACTACCTGAACCTGTTCACACGCACACCACCGCCATGGCAATCGTGCAGTGGTACGAGAAGAAGACCGACGAGCCACGCCCGCACCTGGGCGCTTCCGAGATTGGCCGGCCCTGCGATCGCGCGCTTTGGTACGGCTTTCGCTGGGCCACGCGTCGCACATTCCCTGGTCGCATCAAGCGCCTGTTCGATACCGGCTTTCGTGAAGAGGTGCGGTTCCTCGAGGAGCTCAAAGGCATCGGCGTAGAAATCTATGACCGTGACCCGGTCACCAAATTGCAGCACCGCTTCGAAGCTATCGACGGTCACTTCGGTGGCAGCTGCGACGGCATCGGCCGCGGGTTTCCCGAAGCGCCTAAGACCTGGGCCGTGACCGAATTCAAGACACACAGCGCAAAGAGCTTTACTGAGCTGGTGCGTGACGGCGTAGAAAAATCTAAGCCCGAGCACTATGCGCAGATGCAGGTCTACATGGGCCTAGCCGAGCTCGACCGTGCGCTGTACCTGGCAGTCAACAAAGACACCGACGAGCTCTATACCCAGTGGGTGCACTTCGACAAGGCTGCCTTCGAAGCATCGATGGCGCGCGCTGAAAAAATCATACGCGCTGATGAGCCGCCGCCAGGCGTCAGCACCGACCCGGCCTGGTGGCAGTGCAAGTTTTGCGACCACCAAACGCTGTGCCATGGCCAGGTCGCAGCAGCCAAGAGCTGCCGCACCTGCGTGCACTCGAGCCCAGCGCCCGAAGGCCTGTGGCATTGCGAGTCGCAGAAGCGCAGCCTGTCGGTCGCCGAGCAGCGCATCGGCTGCCGGTCCCACCTGGTACTGCCACCACTGGTGAGTTACGCCGAGGCCATCGATGCTGGCCCCGACTTCATCAAGTACCAACACAAGGACGACGGCACCATCTTCGCCAACTGCACCGAGGACGCAGACAAGAGCGAAGAGAACATGGGCACCGACATCGTGGCGTGCTTAACCAGCGCCGAGATGGAGCACGCGCCACGCTCGCTAGTGACAGACAAATTCACCATGGAAATTCGCAAAGAATTTAATGCGCGCTTTGTGGGTGGCAAGGTCGTGGGGGAAGTATGAAACGTGCAGAAGAGCTTGCCGACTACCTTGACGAAAACGCTCGCAGACCACTCGACAACGACGCTGCCGCGATACTGCGCCAACTCTCACGCGTGCATGCCGTCGCCACTGAGATGGTCCGCACCAAAGACCACGCACGCAGAAACGCTGCGTACCTGGAAATGGTTGACCTGATCAAGGGGAAGCAAGGTGTCTGATCTCGATCTTATGCGCGAACTGCTGCGCGCCTGGGACAGCATGAAGGTCGAAGCGGTGACTAGCGTATTGCATAAAATCCGCGATCGCGTAACCGCTCCGCAGTACCGCATCTGCACTTGGACCTATGAACATCGCGACGACTTCTACAGCACCACATGCCAGCACGCGTTCGTACTGAACGACGGCACGCCTCACAGCAACAACATGGTGATCTGCTGCTACTGCGGCGGCAACCTGGTCGAGCGCCATCTGACCGAAGCTGGTCGCCTGCACATGATGAAAGACGCCCAATGAAAGCACGCCCCTATCAAGCTGAAGCGATTGCCAGCATCTTTGACTGGTTTGCTGCTGGCCACGACGCACCGCTTATCGTGCTGCCTACTGGCGCCGGCAAAAGTTTTGTGCTGGCCGATTTTATTCGCCAGGCAATCACGTCCTTCCCTGACACGCGCATCCTGGTGGTTACCCACGTCAAGGAACTGGTCGAGCAAGACGCTGCCGCAATCCGCAAAGTGTGGCCGCATGCCAGCGTCGGCATCTACTCTGCCGGCTTGGGCTTGCGTCAATTTAAACCCATCACCGTGGCCAGCATTCAGTCAATCTACAAGCGCGAAGCCTTCTATGGCCGGTTCGATCTGATCATCGTGGATGAAGCGCACCTGATCCCGCACGCGAGCACTGGCATGTATCGCCGACTGCTGGAGAAATCTGCGCAGGCCAACCCCGACGTGAAGCTGATTGGCTTAACCGCGACACCGTACCGGCTCGACTCCGGCGTGCTGCACCAGGGCGACGGCGCCATGTTTGATGGCATCAGCTATGAGGCCAACGTCGCTGACCTAATCGCGGCCGGGTATCTGTGCCCACTGACCGCGCAGCACGGCGCGAACGTGGACCTGTCCGGCGTGCGCATGGTCGGTGGCGAATTTAACCTGGGCCAGCTCGGCGAGCGCATGGCGGCCATGGAGCTAGTCCAGCATCATGCCGACCTGATCATCGAGCGCTGCGCCGATCGCAATGCCTGGTTGATCTTCTGCGTCACCGTGCAGCACGCAAGTGCAGTAAGTGCAGCACTTAGAGTGCGCGGCATTCCGGCCGCCTACGTGTCAGGTGAGACACCCAACGACGAACGCGACCAGATCATTACCGACTTCAAAGCCGGCAAGCTGCGCGCCCTGGTCAACTGCAACATTCTCACCACCGGGTTTGACCACCCGGCCACCGACGCGGTCGTCATGCTGCGCCCGACCATGTCGCCAGGCTTGTACGTGCAGATGGTCGGCCGTGGCCTGCGCCTGCACGAGAGCAAGACGAATTGCCTGGTGCTCGACTTCGGCGGCAACGTCAAGCGACACGGATTCATTGACGCCGTCGAGCCGCCGCGCAAGGGTAAGAAGGGCGAGCCACAGGAAGCGCCGGTCAAAGAGTGCCCAGACTGCCACCGCTTGGTGGCGATCAGCCTACAGGTGTGCGAGTGCGGCCATGAGTTTGAAATCGCCCCACGCACAAACGAAAAGGAAGCGCACGTCGGCGTCATGCTGGCCGCTGAAATCAAACCGGTGGAGCTCGATGTGCTGCGCGTCTACTATAGCCGGCACGTCGGTAAGTCAGGCGTGCCGACGCTGCGCGTGGATTACCAGTGCGGCCTGCGCACTGTTACCGAGTATGTGTGTATCGAGCACGCCGGCTATGCGCGAAGCAAGGCCATTGCCTGGTGGGGTCCTCGGTGCAGCGATCTGTT